GCACGAGCAATTCTATGAATTAACATCGCGTCTTCCATTAATGTATATTGTTTAAATAATTTTCTAGCTGGTTCTATATATGATCTACCATATGGGAGGAAATTAACATCACCAACCATTCTAAAGTGAGCCATTTCGTAGTTATCATATGTAATACCTCCTTGATCTAAATCGGGGTTATTATTCATATTTGGCACATTATAATACCCATAAGAACCACCTGCAAATCCATCTGGATTCCATCTATATTTTACCTCTGCTGGGTTGTCAGGATTAAATCCTTCCATTCTTTCAATATGATAAGCTGTATATGGTATTACGTTATAAACACCAAATTTTTCAGCAATTTCCATTTTTAAGAAAAAATCACCATACTTACACATTTGACGTATCCACATCCATAGATTAAATTCTATGTTTAATACATCATAAAATAGGTTATATAATATTTTTTGTATGTCTTCATTTGAACTTCTAATTTGAAGTACTTCACCCATATCATTTTTAAGAGTAGACTCATCAGCAATAATATCTAAGGCAGAAGCAATAATAGCATCTGTATCCATTAAATCATATTCTGAGTATAATTGTGTTCTTAAATATTGGTAATTAAGGTTGAATTGAGCACCATATAGTGATGATGGAGCCGTTGAATAAACTCTATTAAATCTATCTACTAGTGAGTTTGTTTCATATTCACCACTTGCTTGAATGTGTCCTGAATCAATTGTTTTGATTTGGTCTCCACCAACATTTCTAATGACAACGTCGGTTGAAAATAATCTTTGTAATCTTGAAAATATGCTTGTATTAGCCATTTTGTATATAGTTATTGTTATAAATATTAATTATAGGAGCCAATTAATGTTTTCCTTACCATGTTCTGTATCTAGGCTATAGGGGTTGCGCACTTGTGACGTGCCCCCATAACTTCCCTGGTATGGTGTTCTATTAACTGACATATTATTTAACGAACTTTTCGTTATGTCGATTCCTCTTTGTCTAAATTTTAATGCTGTATCTCGAATATACATTGATATTCCAAAAGCCATTACTAAATCATCATTATACCCTGATTGTGCCTCTGGTCTGCCATTTTTCCATATAAAGGTTTTCATTTCTTCTATTAATCTTTTTGATTGTATAGTTACACCTTTATCGCTCAAATATTCTTGAAATTTACCTACTACCATAGGTCTTGTTCTTGATGACATTGTAACTCCGGGAACTAATTTTGTTGTATCTTGGTATTTATCAAAATATGAATTTACATTGCTTGATTCTGTTTTTTGTGAGTAATATAAATTAGTATATTGTCTATCTATTACGGTTTGTATCGTAGCCCACCCTATGTTAGCATTTTCAATTACTAATAAAGCTTCATTATATTCTGTAGCTAAACCTACTAATAAATGGCCATATTCTTTAGTACCTAGTTGTCCTTTATATTCAGCTACTTGTACATTATTTTTAACATCTATTACATGGCATGCAGAATAATCTTTCCCATCGCCTCTAGATACATCAGCTACTACCATATAGTCCCGTGTATAATCTGGTGATTCCCAAACCCATAAGTTTTGATCTGCTCCTCTTTTTTCTAATGGTTCTTTTATATATGTTTTTTCATAAAAATCTATATATTCAGGATAAAATACAATATCACCTGATGTGCTAAAGTCACAATCACATTCTTGTGCCGCCATTCTAGGATCACCTAATAGTTCATCTTGTTTCTTTCTCCAAGCTTCATCTCTATCGGGGTGTACATACCAAGGTAACTTAATAGGTAAAAAATCATTTTCAGAATTTTCAGCTCTAGTCCATGTTTGGTGAAACCAATTACCAGTACCATAAGGGGTGGATAAAGCAATACAACCACCACCCGTTGCTAGGGTTTGTTGTGCTGATGCCCAAATTTCTCCAATATTATCAATAAAAGCTGCCTCATCAATTAATAGCAATGATACTGCTTCTGATCTACCAGCATCACTTGAAGCTGATGTGGCTTTAATTTGTGAACCATTACTTAACCTTAGGTTAAGTTTATTATTTTCAGCTGCATCTATTTTAAGCCATGAAGGTAAATTTTCATACATAAATTTTACCTTTGTTACCATGTTTTTAGCTGTTTCCTGTTTAGTTGCTATACAAAGTATATTTTTGTCTTTATGAAATGTCATCATCCATAAAGAATAACCAGCACCCAAAGTTGATATACCTAACTGTCTAGATTTTAATACTATAGAATATGGGTTATCTTGAAATAACGATAATACTTTTTCTTGAAAGGGATATAGATTAAATTGTATACGTCCACGTTGTGGATGCTGTATATAACAATATTTACGCATAAAATGCACGGGATCCTTGGCACATTTTAAGTATTCTTGTCTTATTACTTTTTTTATATCTGACATATTACTTTGTTAGTATTACTATACCCACTGCAACCAAAATTCCGGCCCCCGTTGTTAATTTGGTTTTTACCTTTTGTTTTTTTAAATCTGTTTGTAGTCTATCTGATAATTGTTTCGATAGTTGGAGTTGATTTGTTTGGGTATTTAACATACTTTCAAAATTTATAACTCTTTCATTTAAATTAAATATAACACTATCTTTAAATAATAACTTTGTTTCTAGTAATTCTACTTTTTGTCGTACTAAAGTAACTTCACTTTTAGCACCATCACCAGTTATTAAATCTTTAATTACTAGACGAACTATCGGTTTTTTTAATCGTATCGACGTACTGTCTATAACGTTCTGTGAAAAACTTTGTAAGCTCATCATCATTAAAGCTATCAACGGAATTAACTTTTTCATTTACTTTATATTTTAATGTGACAATCTTTTTGTCTTGATTGTAAATTTCCTTATCTAATTTAATAATTTCTTGATTTAAAGTATCAATTTTAACTATTAAATTATCATTTATATTATGTAAAGAATCTACTTTTGCTTCTAATGCATCAATTTTAGTATTGTAATCCTTAACATATTCCTCATCTCCAATAAACACAAAATATACTAGAGCACTTGCTAAAAGAATAATTATACTATAACTAATAAATCTCTCTTTAGATTGCATTTTTCTCTAATTTTGCAACTAATGATTCTAATTCTTTCTTTTGAGGGGTCTTTTTCTTTAAAATATCTTTAATTTTTTCTTTTTCAACATCGTCAGCTGCTGAGTATTCTCTAGCTAAAGATTTCATATCTGCTGTGATGTCTTTTAAAGCTTTAACTGCAATATCTAATTTTTTGTGTTTTCCTCTAGCTTTTTTAGCTTGTGATATAGCATCTTTATCATCATCTTCATCTTCTTCTTCTAAAGTTTCTAATTCTTTTTTAAGAACTTGAACAGCGGCCGTAGTATCTTCTATTTCTTCTTTAGATGGAAGTTCTTCTTTTAAATTAGAATTTTTTCCTACTAACTCATCTGCTTCTTTATCTCTACCACTTCTTCTTAGATAGTCTATATATCGTTGATCATCTTCTTTAGGTTGGATTTCTTTTAAAGCATTCATTAGATCACGAATTGCTTCGCTTTCACCTACATTTCTATACTTCATAAACCTAGCTACAGCTTGTCTTGCCATTTTAACTTCTTCAGATGAAGGACTTTCAGTTAAAGTTTCTATAATGTTTTCTTTTATAAACTGATTTAATTCGGATCTTTTCATTATATTAGAGTTTTTATTATAAATATATTAAAGTCCTGTAATATTCAATATTTGTTGAATTCGTTCTTCTGTAGAACCAGATATTTTTTCTACTACATTACATCTGTGACCATATCTTTTAATTAATGTTGTAATAGTAAAATCAATTAAATCTCTATAGTGTTCATCTGTTTCACGAACACCATTATCTTCGATTTTTAACCCATAAGGAGATATATAAAATATATAATCATACTCTCTAATAAATTCTGAAGCATATGTTTCAAATAATTCTTTATCTTGATGGTGTATGGATTTAGCGTTCATTGTAAAAGCCATAACATCAACTATTGTTCTATCTGTAATAATATCTGTTTGTATCAATTCAGCACAACGTTCAGCTAAAAATATAGTTTGACCTTTTAATGTAGAATCAGTATTAAGTGGTATACCTAAATCACTTAAATATTTACTACGCTCAGTAGCAAAATTATAATCTTTAAATTGTGGTAATTTTTGTAAAGCATTAACCAATGTTGTTTTACCTACACTCATTGTACCGCATAAACCTATTTTCATATCTTAATTTCTGTGATTTTGTCCTTTAGGTGCTGGTTGTTTATACCAAGGCAGCCCCGTTTGATTTCTTATTGCTTCTTTATGATCTTCTTTTGTATATAGGATTCCATAAAGATAGTATTCACCTTTTCTCTCATTTCCTTCTGGTATTAATGCTGGGCCTTCCCAATTATGAAGTTTATTATCCCATATATAAGCTATAGTACCATCTGCTTTCTTTAATTTTTTGCTTTTAGGCCAATCTTTAAATTTATTCTCCATTTGTATTATTTTATTTGACGTGAATATACGAAATCTATTTTAGTTCTCCAAAAGTGTTTCAGCAACATATGTACCTTGTGCACCACTCACCGTTATACCTCTAGCAGAAAGAGCATCACCAACAAAGTGGACGTTAGGATACTTGGTAAGGGCTAGACTAGAATAATCGACGAGTGGCTCAGGAGAAAGATATTTTACTTCAGGCACATAAATACCCCAATCATTTTTTAATGTTGGAAATACTTTTTTCATGTCTTCAATAAAATCATACACATACATAAAGTATGGTTGCATTGCTTTTGAAATTTTATGTAATGTATCTACTTGTATAGCTGATACATTTACACCTTCAGATGTTGTTGATGGTTTTCTACTTGGACTATAATATAATCCTGTACCATCTATCTGTAATTTTTTAACTACATCTCTAGACCAATCAAATGGTTTATCAATACCTTGAACTTCCATTAATATACCAAAATTGGTCATATCATTTCGGAACGCTTCATCTTTTTTAGCGTGTCCATTGTACGAATGGTCTCCATACGTTTCTTCAACGGCAACATATGCTGCATTGTTGTTTGTACAGAAAGAACGTAATGATACTCCTTTGTCTTCATATTTTCTATATAATTTGAAATCATAAGACACATCAATTAG